AAGGGCTACAGGGTAGCCTATATTTTATAACTAGGGGTTATAAGAATGACGATTAAATACAGTGTAAGTACAGAAGAATTTGGAACGCTAGACGATTCACAGCAAGGTTTATATTCGCAGGGCGAAGATGGCTACACTTTGAATGTTGAGGGCGTACCAAAAGAAGACGTATCAGGTCTAAAGCGTAAGATTGACGAACTGCTTACCGAAAAGAAAGCGGTACAGCAAAAGGCAAGCGAAGCTGAAGAGTTAGCAAGAGAGGGAGCTGAAGAAAAGATGCGCAAGGCTAATGATTTTGAGCAGTTGTACAACAGTTCAGAGTCGGAACGGAAAAAGGCTTCTCAAGAGTTAGCAACTTTAAAGGCTAATTTGGAGAAGCAACAGGTAGCAAGCCAAGCGGGACAAGTGGCATCTTCATTAACAAAAGATACTGCGCGAGCTAAATTGCTAACTGAACAGATTTCATCTCGATTATCTCTTGTAGATGGCGAGATTAGGGTGTTGGACGGTAATGGGAACTTAACGGTCAGCACTGTGCAAGAATTGACGCAATCCATCAAGGCGGAATACCCGTTTTTGGTTGACGGGTCACAAGCTGCTGGGGGTGGCGCAACGGGTGGAAACAGCGGGGCTGGTGATACCAAACAAGTAAGTCGATCAGAATTTGATGCAATGGATGCCATTAAGCGCATGAAATTCGTCAAGTCTGGCGGCAAAATCATATAATTATTTTTTTGGAGAACCAAAATGGGTAACTTAACATTAGATAGTTTAGCAACTGACATTTATGTTGCTGCTGACGTTGTAGGCCGTGAAGCTGTTGGCTTTATTCCTGCTGTAACCATGAACGCTGATAGCACTCGCGCTGCTGTAGGCGATACAATCAAAGCTGCTGTAACACCTAGCTCTTCTGCTGCACAAAATATTGCTGGCGGAGCAATGGCTATTCCAGAGGGCGAAAACCAAACTATCGGTAATAGCACTTTTCAAATCGGCAAATCAAAAGCTGTTCAAATCCCGATGTCTGGTGAGCAAGAATTACAACTTCGTAACGCTGGTACTTATGACACTGTTTACGGTGACTTAATTGCACAAGCAATGCGTACTTTGACTAACGAAATGGAAGCTGATCTTGCTGTAACTGCACAAGGTAACTTCTCTCGTTTCGCTGGTACTGCTGGTACTACTCCATTTGGCTTTAGTGCAACTGCTTCTGGTTTAGAAGACCTTGCCGCTGTACGTCAACAATTAGTTGATAACGGCGCTGCAAATGGCGATCTACAAGGTGTATTTAACACTGTAGCTGGTGCAAAATTCCGCGCTAGTAACAACATCGTAAATGTTGATGCTGCTGGAAACGACAGCTTACGTACTCAAGGCGTTTTAATGCCTATGTACGGTATTGATGTTCGTGAGTCTTCGCAGATTTCATCTTATGATTCTGTTGGTACTGACGCTGCAATGGCAATCAACAACGGCTTAGTCGCTGCTGGCTCAACAACTCTTACTGTTGACGCAAACACTGCTGACGGCACTGGTTCAATTGACTCAGGCGATTTGCTTTCGCTTGCTGGTGATTCAACTGGTTATGTTGCTTCTGGTACTGGTACTGCAAACGAAGCCGCTGGTGGTACTATCGTGCTTCGTGGTGATAAAGGTTTACGCAATGCTACAGCTAACGATGCTGCTGTAACTGTTGAGCGTGCTCTTTACAATCCTAACTTCGTATTCGCTCGCTCTTCTATCGAACTTGCAATGCGTGCTCCAGCAATTCCTTCTATCGGCGATGCTGCTGATGACGCGGTACTTGTACAAGACCCACATTCAGGTCTAGTATTTGAAATCCGTATCTACAAAGGCTATAAAAAGTCGATGATCGAAGTTGCTGCGTCTTGGGGAACTAAAGCGTGGAAACCTGACTTCATCGCTGCATTAATTGGCTAGTAGTTAGTAAGTTTTGGTCGGCTCTCTTGAGTTTCCCTCCCTTTTACTTTTGAGGGTCGGCCATTTTTTTAAGGTGCGAACATGGCTTTAACAGTAGAAACAGGACAGCAATCAACAACTGCCAATAGTTACGTAACTGTTGTCAATTACGATTCTTACCTGAACGCAAGATACCCAGCACGTACAGATATAAGTGATGCTCAGGCAGAGGCTTACATTTTACGGGCTATGGATTATTTTGAAGAATTACCTTTCGTTGGCGTAAAAGCCAGTGATGTACAATCTTTACAGTGGCCTAGAAGTAACATTGTTATTGATGGCTACGGAAAGAGTGTAGACGAGATACCTAAAGAGGTATTAAATGCCATTTACGAATTGGCATACGGTTTCGAGCAAGGGTTCGGTATAAATGACCCTATCTCCAGAGAGACTGTAAAAGAGAAGATAGGCGAGATAGAGGTAGAGTATAAATCCTCTAGCGCAGATCGTACTTTGCTACCAGCAGCCTCTCAGGCGCTTAGGAAGCTAATTAGAAACCCGATGAGGGTTGTGAGGGCATAATGGCCTTTGATTATACGCCACTGGCGTTGACGGCTACAAAATTGTTGACAGATTTCGGTCAATCTGTGACCTTTACTAGAAATGGTAATGTCACCTATGACCCGACACAAGGCGTTAGCTCTAGCAGTCAGACAACATATAGTGCAAACGTAGTTTTATTTGCTCAGATAAAGAATGAGGAAGTTGATAACTCTTTAGCCTTTAAAGACTTCCCTGCCGTTGCGTACTCCGCAACACCGCCTAAGATTGGTGATACGGCTACTATAAATTCTGAAAGTTATAGAGTTATTGAGATTACACCAATACAACCAGCTCAAACGGTGATTTATTATGAGCTTAGACTCAGAAGTTAAGGCTTATACCAAGATTGCTCTTGAAGATGCACACAAGGTTGTGAAGCAAGTTGTTCAGGACGTGATGGTAAATACGGTTCATAGAACGCCTGTAGACACAGGTAAGTTAAAAAATAGTTGGTATGCAAGTTTTGGCTCACCAATTTCAGCCGTTAGTGGTAGAGATGAAGATAGAGCAGGCGGTGATAGTTTAAATAGCGCTTACCAAGTAACAAGTAAGATTAACCAATCTAAAATGGGTGAGTCTATATTTTACACGAATAGTTTAAAATACTCTGAAGATATTGAGCTTGGCAAGAGTGGTCAAGCACCTACGGGTATGATGCGTAGGTCTATGAGAGACGCAGTGAAAGGATTTGAGAAAATATAATGACTGTTGATTACAACTTAATAACCGAGTCTTCTACTGGCGACATTTACAATATTGACGCAGGTTCGATTACAGATGGTGTAGCAGCCGATCTTAGTAAGCCGTTTAGAAATATACGTATAGGATTTGAATCTCTGTTTAATACAATGTGTACAAATTTAAGCATTACACATAAAATATATGAAAATACAGACTTTGATTTATCTGAAGTTTTAAAGACTAACTTAAATGCTGAATGGGTTGTAGGTACGTTACTACCAGCAAATACAGCTACGGCTAGTCTTGGTACATCTGGAACAGAGCGACACGATGGGCTTTTCCAGATTGATTACTACAGCAAAACTGGTGTTGGCGGATTTACTGATCGTGTAGACAGTATCGCTAACTACTTTACCAGAGGCATGAAAATAACTTCTAACGGCACGGTCGTTAGGATTTTGAACGTATCACTTGGCGTTGGGCGCAGAGATGGTGCATTTTTTGTTAGAAATATAGATGTATCTTATTATGCGGTAACGCCCGCGAGGAATTAATTATGGCAATTGCAAGTGGAACTAACGTAGTAGTTGGTTTTAAAAAAGAAACGGCTTATGGTCAAGAAGTAGCTGGAACTGATTATCAAATAATCCCATTTAAGTCTGCTAGTTTAAGTTTGGCTAAAACCAACCACGAATCCGCCGTAATTACAGGCAACCGTGAACTACAAGACGTTATCATGGGTGCTCACTCAGTTACAGGTGAAATCTCTTTTGATCTAGCGCACCAGCCAGCATACATTGGTATGTTACAGGGTGTCTTAGGTGATAGCTCATTATCTGGTGGAGCTATGCAAATCGGCTCTGAGAGACAGTCATACACTATCGTACAAGATTTTGGTGCTGACCTAAATGGCGGCGATGACGCGCATGTTTACACTGGTTGTGAGTTTAATAACTTCTCAATGAGTATTCCTGCTGACGGACTTATCGAGTGTAGCGTTGGTATCGTTGGCGCAACAATGACTACTGAAACTGCTGGTAATGACGCAGACCCAGATGACGGTGGAGCTAACTACGTTGAAGCTAACGACCCTTTCCATTCTTCTAACGCTACAATCACTTCAAGCGAAGCTGCTGCAATCCTAACAGACCTTTCTTTATCTGTTGAGAATGGCATTGAAACAACTAACAAAGTAGGTGAAGTTATACCAATTCAAGGCGGTATTGGTAAGTGTCGTGTAAGCGGCTCTTTAACGGCTCACTTTACTACTCCAGCATTGCTAGAGAAGTTTATCAGCAACACTTCAAGCACTTTAACTATTAGCTTTGGCTCTAGTACAACGGGTATTAGCTTTACAATGGCTAAAATCATCTATACTACTGGTTCTGTTGAAGTTGGTGGTGAAGGTCTTTTATCTGTAGCTATGGACTTTGTAGCGGTAGCCGCTAGTGCAACACAATCTGCATTAGTAATTGATACAGCGTTATAATCTTAAACAGCCTCACTGGGTGGGGCTTTACTTAACTAAAAGGGTGATTTATGAAAGTAAGTGAACTATACACAACTGATTTACACGATGCTGGTTCTGAAGTTGAAATTTTTGATGATCAAGGTAATAAAACAGGACTTTTTATCAGAGTTGTAGGTATTGATTCAGCTATTTTTAGAGCGCAAGCAAAGAAGCAGCAGAAAGCATACATGGAATCTCTGCGAAGTAAAAAAGACTTTGACGATGAAACCTTTGGCACTGACACTCTTGTGGCCGCAACAATAGATTGGCGTGGCACAGATGAAAAGTTTACGAAAAAGTTATGTAAGGAGCTTTACACTAAAGCGCCCTACATTAAAGATCAGATAGATTCTTTTATGGCGGATAGAGCAAATTTTACGAGCGCCAAGCCGAAAAGCTGATCGCGTTTGGCAAATGGGTCTTTTACGCTAATGGTAGAATAAAAGGCAGTAAATCTACAAGGCTTGAGCAGTGGAAAGTCATTGAGAGGATTTCAGGTGTGGCTCCAAGAGAAATGTCTCAGGAGCCAGTGCTTGAAGATCACTTGGTTGATACTTGGAATGCTTATTGCAAAATCATAAAGGGTGTGGAAACGGTAGGTTTGCAAGATTTGCTTGCCTACTGTCAACTATATAACGAATCTTTTGATAGGTGGCAAGTAGATGCCATTTTAGGCTTAGATCAGGAAAGGCTTATACAATGGCAGACACAATCGCAAGACTGATATTTGAGGCTAATACAGCCCAACTAAAGAAAGCTAATGCCGAACTAAAAAAACTCGCACAAGAATCAGGAAAAGCAGCTAAGTCTGTTAATGACGGAACTAAAGCTAAGAAAAAGTCAAGCAACGAAACTGAAAAGCTGACTAACAAAGAAAAACTTCTTAAAGATTCTTTAAAGAAAACTGGCAACGAAACAAAAAAAACCACCACTGCTACAGACAAAATGACAGAATCATTAAAGCGAGCATCTAATGCTGCCGCTGTAATGACTGGCCCGCTCGGTGGTGTGTCTGGTCGATTATCATTCTTAGCAACTGGTATGAATAATTTTGGTCTAGCTGGGATTGCAACTGGCGTTGCTCTTGCTGGCGTAGCAACTATTATAAAAAACTCTGTTGGAGCCTTTGCCGCTTACGAAACGCAAATGTTTAAACTTGAGGCGATGACAAAAGCTACAGGCTTTACGGCTGGCTTTACAGCAACAGAACTAGATAGAATGGCTATCGCTGTAGGTAGAGATACCTTAGCAAGCGCTAGTGGAATAAGAGATTTACAAGGTGTACTTCTTAGTTTTCAGTCAATATCAGGTGATGTATTTGAAAGAGCTATCGCTGCTTCTGTTGATCTATCGGCAGTGATGGGGCAAACCGCTGCAAGTGCAGGTAAAACAACAGAAGCAGCGATAGCTC